TTATTTTACCTCTTCTACTTTATATTCATCCTTCACTTTCCTGCATTTAAAGACGCAGTAATCCGGATTATTTAAAGCGTTATCAAGGCTTTGTGGCAAAACGATCTCTTTCGTTTGTTTGTTGATTGCTATCAATGCGTAATAAATACCTTCTTCTTTGCATTGTTCAATCAATACCTTTTTTAATTCTTTTACGTTATATTCCATTTCTTGAGATATGAACCCAATAAAAAAAGCCTCTTACTTCAATGTAAGAGGCTAACTAAAATAAGAGTAGTGGGTACGAGAATCGAACTCGTATTACATGCGTGAGAGACGTAATTTCCTAATTTTAATCCCACTGATTATTAAGCCTTTATCTATGATCTAAGAATCATTTGCATTAAATTTGCATTGAGAAATCAAAATAAATGCCATGACCTATGAATACATTTATTGCATGCGAATCTTTCAAAGAACTTTTTGCGTTACAAAGTTAATCAATCAATCAAAAATAGCAAACTTTATTCGTTTGAATTTAAAGCTATCTGTTTCTAATCTATCCGGCTAATAGTAAAAAGTACTATTATGACAGATGAAGAACTAAGAACATTTTGCGTTGAGCAAGCTGTATTAATCTTTGCCAAGAAAGAACAGGTTAAAACTATGGGATTCCGCGATATGGAAGACATGACCTTGCTTGAATTATCAGATAGACTCTATAATTATATCAGAACCGGAGAGCAAAGTTTTATTCCTGCTTCTTTATCTTATTTGAAAAAAAATAATACCGATCTATTTATTAACAATTAAAATTTATCTTATGGAATGGATTTCTGGCATTGTAATATTATTGATTTTCTCGCCACTTGCTATATTTATTTTTGGCTCTGGGGTGTATTTGATTTCTCGGATTGTATCTGATTTATCATCTCAAAAAGCCGAGGAACTTGAACGTCAGAAGCGGAAAGCCGAGGCAGAACCTCTAGTGCAATACCTAAAAGAGTACTATCCACTCGTTTATCGTGCGATTTTTCCCGATTAATAAGTTCCCATGAATTAACAATAAGCCTAGCAATATCACTTAATGTTTCCGCATCATTTAAGTTTATTGCATACTCCAACATAGTTTTTAATGTCCTTATCATACCCGAAAAGTCCTTAGTTACATAATCCACTTTTATGCCAATGCCAGTAGCTTGGTATAGAGTGGCGGCGGAAGCTCTAGCAGCAGATATAGACAAATCTTCTTTCACTTTATTTGTTCTTTCGTCGAACATTTCTTTCATTCTTTTATCCAAAGTGGCAGAATTATATATCTGATATCCTAATACTATTACCACTCCTATACTTGTCAAGGCTATTGATATACCTATTACCCATGATAGACATGAGTCAGTAAATGCAAAAGGCTCACATCTAATCAATGATATCACGCTACATATAATTGCAGCTATTGACAAACAGTTACTCCAATATGATTTGATTCGTTTTTTCATGCTAGTTTGTTTTAGTGGTTGATATTTGTTGCGATGAATTAACTTGGTTTATTCATTGGAATCAGCTTTCCATTTTAAAGAAGTCTTCAAAATTTCAGATTCAGAACCATTCCATTCATGCTTATATTGAATAAACATAAATGGAGCATTTGATAGAGTTTTAAATGTGTACGTTCTCATCCTTGACTCTCCGGGGAATAAATCGTTAAAAAATCCAGTTTGGAACTCTCCTTTGGTGAATAAATTGTAGTACGCCTCAAAGCTGCCCTCTGGTATTATATCCGATTTAGTATTGTTTTTCAAAGTGTAATCTATCTTGTAATATGTAGTTCCTTGATTGTTGTTTATTATGTCTATTGAGTTCATTGTGACAGTCATATTGTCAGGTGCTAAATATTCTTTCCCAAAATCCAAATAATCAAACTTATCTTCGTCATTGGGGTTATTAGATTCAATAACTCTCCCTGTGTTGTATAAAATCTTATATGTATACTTTACTACTCCATCTACAGTGGTAAGGTCATAGCTTGCTATTATATTGTCTTTCTCAAATGATAAATGTGAACTGTATGAATTATAATAGGGTAACTGTGGATAAAACTTCCAAGTTTTAGTAATGTCAGCCGTATTTCCCCTTGTTATGATTGCATTATTTGCAGAAACAAAGTTTGTTTCGTCTTTCCAGATAGTATTTCCATATGGCAATTCCATCTCTCGTTTTGATTGAATTATATTTCCATTATTTGATATTTGTGAGAACCATAGGGTTGCGTTAGGGTTTAGAGCAATCTCTTCTTTGTCTATTCCACAAATAAAACAGTTATCATATACATTAATATATGAATATAAATACCTGTCCAATACTTTTATAAAAATTGCAGATCCGTCATCTTGTGATAGAATTGTTGGAAACATAGTTTTAGCCATAGAAGTTGGGCTATCATCTTCTCCGACAACACATCCTACAATAATATTTCCATTCGATAATTCTTTGGGTAGATATGCCCATGAATAATTCTCATTTTCGGGATGTGTATTATTTTCCCATATCAAGTCCCCTTTTAAATCATATTTTGAAAACCAAAAAACTTTATTGATTCCTGCATTTCTTGCGCCATAAAGATACTTATACCCTTTGCTATCAATAAAAACTTCATTCAAAGTATTGATTGTTTGTGCATTTATGACCTTACACCCTGTAAGCCTATATATTTCTTGCGCTTTTTGATACGCTTCGTCTGTTGCTTGATTGCCGCTTCCCGATTCGCCCTGTTCTACTATTCCTTTCCCACATGAACACAGACAAAAAACGAGAAAAAATACAGTTGAATATGATAATAGCTTCTTCATGTTGTTTTGTTATTGTGTGGTTTATAATATGTTTTTGATTGATAAAATGTTCTCTACAATGAATAGATGAATAATTTCCCGTTTCGGCAAATCTATATCGTCATAATCTGGATTCTCGCTACGAAGCAGGATTAAGTTATCTGCATCTTTAGGATGCCTACGAACTCTCTTTATAAGTCTGTATTCATTCGTTATAATTAAATATACTTGTCCGTAGTTGAAATAGTCCCAACTTTCGATTTTTCTAATTACTACCCTATCGCCCGAAGCTATTAGAGGTTGCATGCTATCGCCCGTAGCGAATATGATCTTTGAATCCGGGTTAATCTCCGGCGCGTCTATACTTCCTATCACTTTTTCGTCTGTAAATTCTATGTCTCTGCCGTTTAAGCCGCATGTTGCGTCTATGTCGTATATTAATGCTCCTTTTCGTTTTGTTTCGCTTATTGCAGATTCGGAAATCTCGATTGTTTTTTGTTCTCGCTCTGCATTTTTAATCATTTCGCCTTTATCCCGCAGAAGCCATTCGGTTGATATATCACCGTATACTCTACTAATTTTCATTGCAATATCGGCGGATATACTTTTGGTCTTCCCCCAATATCCCTTAGATAATCCAGCTTCTGCTTCTAATCTATATACACTAATTCCTTTATAATCAATGTATTTCTGAATTTTTTCTTTTATAGTCATACTGTTGTCTACTAATAAAGGTTAATTAATAGAATATATTCTACTAGATATTTGCATAGTAGAGTATAGTCGCCTATCTTTGTCGCATCAAAGTTAATCAATCAATAAAGAACTAACAAATAAAACAAAGGAATTATGAAAACAACAAGAATGAACACGACACCAATTAAACCAACATTGCAAGCGATGGAAGTAGGGCAAAGAACCGATTTTCCACGTAATCGAAGGAAATCAGTTAGAACAACCGCATCCGATTTAAAAACCGATGAAGATAAGATTTTTAGAACTTGGATCGACGGAGATAATATTTATGTTGAACGCAAAGAATAACAAACAATGGGAAGAACTAAAGCAATCGGAAAAGTTGAACCAATCGCAAAGAAATGGCTCAGCAAAGACGAGGCAAAATCCTACATAGGTTGCTCGGATGACTTTTTAAGAACACTCCGAGAGAATGCACTCGTTTCTTTCTCCCAATTCGGGAAGATGATCTGGTATGATATATCAAGTATAGATAGATTCATACAAAGTAATAAAGTAGTATAACACACTAAAACAAAACATCATGCTAACACTCAAACAAAGTCCTATCGCTATCATCTTAATGCTCCTAGCGTGCAGCCTCGCAGAAGGCGAACCGAAACCGGGCAAACTTATCATCGCACTTCTGATCGTGTTTCTAACGATTATCTATGTGCTAGTCTGTAACTATATAAACGTAAAAAGACATGGCGGCGAATCATCAATGTATCGGTAATTGTCGAATGTGTACGGTGCTAGGCGCGTGTCCTGCTGATACTCTAACTTGCGAAGATTGCGGCGAGGAAATCGAACCGGGCGAAGAGATCGAAATAGAAGTCGAAACGTATGAACGCGGCAGACGCGGTACAAAGATAATCACTGTTTGCGCTCGCTGTTATGAGTCGCTTTATCAAGGTGGAAACGATAACTTTTAAATAATAAGAACATGGCAACTAAAAATAAAATGATTAGAACTAGACTAGACGATGAGACTCGCGAAAGGCTTTTAAATATAGTCGTAAAATACGGATTTAAATCAGAATATCAGGTACTAAAATTGCTTGTTGCAAATTTAACTCAAAATGAGGAAGCCGTCATTCTCTCTTTGCTAAAAATGAAAACAGTCAATAAAAAATAGATAAATTATGACACATTGGAAAACTCAATTTAATTATGACTATTTAGGCGCTTACAGCCTACCGGACGGTAAAGATATAATTCTCACCATCCGCGAAACGAAAAGAGAACAGGTAGTCGGTGCGTCTGGAAAGAAAGAAGAATGCTTCGTCGCTTACTTCTTCGAGAATGTAAAACCTATGATCCTCAACCGGACGAACTGCAAAACTATGACGAAGATTTTCAAAACACCGAATTTCGAGGAATGGATAAACAAGCAAATTCAGATTGGCGCGGTAATGGTGGACGCTTTCGGCGAAAAGGTTGATTCGCTCCGTATTCGTCCATTCATCCCGAAAGTTGAAACTTCACTATCTGCGGTTGAAACTGGATCGGTGATCTGGAAAAACATTCTAGACGCATTGGCGGGCGGCTATACAGTTGCGCAAGTCCAAATGAAATACAAACTAACAAAAGAACAAATCAAAGAATTAGTAGCACATGAAATCAAGTGAACAAAAGGAATTTGAATGGAAAGAAAAGAGACGTGGCAAAATAACAGCCTCTACGCTTCCCGATTTGATGAAAGCGGGCAAAGGATGTCCGTTCGGTAAAGCCGCGTTGGATGCGATGTATTTAGTACGATACGAGCGTAGGACCGGGATGATGCGAGAAAACGGAAGTGCAAAGGCTTTTGATTGGGGGCACGACAACGAACCGTTAGCGGTTGAGTGGGTACGGAGTCAATTAATGAACGAGATCAAGTCGTGTACAACCGATTTTTACGACATTGTTTTCAATGAACCGTTTGAAGGGTTCGGAGATTCACCCGACTTCTATGTGTATGGATTCGACGGGAAAGTTATCGCTCTAGGCGAAATCAAATGCCCGATGTCGCAGGGTAAAATCGAATCTTTGCAATTCGGGAATACCATCGACGAAAAAGACGAATATTATTGGCAGTTCCTCGGTCATTTCCTCGGTCTCACGGACGTAGATAAGTTGTATTATGTCATTTATGATGGCTACGTGAACGACGGTCGGATACTTGAAATGAATCGCGCCGATCATGTGGAGAATATAAAGAAACTCTATGACCGTATCCGGTTAGCTAGTGAAATGATAGACGAATCTATTCGTTCCGGTCTGGATTTACTTGATTGTGTCGATAAGGCAAAATCGGTCCTAGAATTAAAGATACAGATCGAAGCGTTAAAGCCGGATGCGAAAAACAGCGTACCGATCAAAAATCAGATTTATAAGCTACGGAAAGAAATACGCAAACTGACAAAGAAATAACCGTCACAACACTAACACAACACGATTAATCACATTTTTTATAAACACTTTAATAAACACGAAATTAATGAGTAAATCTAGAGTTATAGAAAATATAAAAATGTCTCATGGGTGCCTAACATGTTCGTTGTCAGAAACCAGCACATTAGAGCAAAAGATTATAGACAAAATAAAATTCGCAGAGAAATATAATATCCCTTATGAGGGTTTAATCGAACTAATTAAAGAAATGAATTTATGATGCACACTTGGTTTTTAACAAAAATCCGTTACGAAAAAGTAATGGAAAACGGAATGCAAAAGAAAGTAACAGAACCGTATTTAGTCGATGCGCTGAGTTTTACCGAAGCAGAAGCGCGAATAACCGAAGAAATGACTCCGTTTATCTCCGGTGAGTTTACAGTGTCCGACATTTCCCGCGCACATTATAGCGAGATATTTACGAGCGAAGAAGATTCTGCCGATAAATGGTATGCCGGACGACTCGCTTTTATTACGGTGGACGAAGTAATCGGCAAAGAAAAGCGGACTTATACGAATGTTCTGGTACAAGCCGCAGACATCCACGACGCAATGAAGAAACTCGACGAAGGTATGAAAGGAACGATGGCGGATTATTCTTCGATTTCGTTGAAAGAAACGGCGATTGTAGATGTTTATCCGTATCATGTGGAGGACAAAGAACAACAAAAACATGATTAAACGACATTGGATGCTATTAATAGCCGCGATAGCTATCCTCATAGGAAACCGCCTATTTAACCATGTTAGCGCATGGATGGGCATTATGGTTATTTTATCGGCTGTAATCTTCTTAATTTACAAACTAATTAAATTTTAAAAAATGAAAGATTTTAAGTTTTTACTATTGGCATTTGTTGCCGTGATCTTGTTCGCTTCATGCGAACGTGTTGCTCCTAATTATGCGGGTGTTTTCATGGAAAACTATGGAAAAGACGGGAAAAAAGACTTTTCTATTAAAACGGGGCGTGTATCAACTTGGGAATGGGGAACAGAACTTTTTCAAGTTCCATTATTTGACCAAAGGGGCGATTTTGCCGAACCTATTACGTTAAAAGCGGCTGATAATACAGAGTTTAAAGCTCGTCCGACATATTCATACAAAGTAATCAAAGAAAGGGCGGTTGATGTTGTATTTGATAATAAGCATATTAGCGATGGAGGCGATTTTATGAGTTCTCTCGAAGATAATATACTAGAACCGCGTATTTACGATTTAATAAAAGAAGAGAGTCGGAAACATAAAACAGATAGTTTAATGGCAGACGGAGGATCATTAATTTTTGAAAGGCGGTTAGAGCAAATAATCGAAACGGAATTTGAAAAACGCGGATTACAGTTACTAACTTTTTCTGCACAATTAGAATTTTCGGAAAAGGTACGTGAAAAAATAGATAGTCGTAATGAAGTGAATACGAACATTTCTGTATTAGATCAACAGATCGAAGAACAAAAGAAGCTAAATGAGTTGGAGCAACTAAAAACAGAACAGGCTATCATTCGATCAAGAGGATTAACTAAAGAAATTTTGTACAAACAGTTTATTGATCGTTGGGACGGAAAAACGGCATTATATGGAATTGTTCCCGATTTTTTGAAAATAACTAAGTAGCAACGTGCCGGGTGAAAGTCCCGGCAAATCGGATAAGTGGCGGAATTGGTAAACGCTCCACCCTAGTGCGTGGAATTGGTTCCGATCGTGACGGACGTTCGCAAGCGGTCTGCGACAAATCTCGGTTCAAATCCGAGCTTATCCACATTCACAAACCAAAATAAAGACATGGCAAAGTATAACAATGTAAAGATAGAGGGATACGACTCTAAAAAGGAGTATCGGCGCGCTAAGGAGTTGAAACTACTCGAAAAGAAGGGGATTATAACCGGATTGCAAGAGCAAGTAAAATACGAGCTTATTTCGCCTCAATATCGTTTCTATGAAGTGCAGGGAGTGCGGAAGATGCTGCGTAAAAAGGAACTTCTAGAACGAGGCGTTTACTATATCGCGGACTTCGTTTATTATCGAGATGGCGAGTATGTCGTTGAGGATACGAAAGGAGTTCGAACAAAGGAGTATATAATCAAACGGAAGCTCATGCTTTACGTTCATGGAATCAGAATAAAGGAGGTATAAAATGGCGAAGAAAACAACACAGGTACAAAAAAGCGATTGCCGGACGTGTCGGAATGGCGGAGAAGAGAAGAATTTTATTTGTTATTGCTCCGTCCTTAAAGTGGGGCGGTCCATAGGGATAAGGATTTGTAGTTATTATGTAGCGCGATAGACTTTATAAGTGTGATGAATATAGACGGATATACGCTAACTGAGAAGATGAGAAAAGCGAGACGACGTTTCAGATTTACCGCCACCGAACAAGCCCTATTTTACGAATTAGTGGCTATTTGTAATGGCGAAGATTGGAGGGACGTTTTCGATTGCTCGAACATTGAACTTTGTTTTGCGCTTAACGTGAACGAGAGAACACTTGTAAAAGCTCGCGAGTCTTTGATAAACGCAGGATTGATTTATTATAAATCTGGTAAAAGTAGACGTGTTGTTAGTTCCTATTCTTTTGTGAAGGAGTTTAAAACTACCGTAATGACTACCGTAAATAATACGGTAGATAATACGCCCGATAAACCAACCGATAAGAGGGGAGATAAGACAACCAATAGTACTACCAATAGTACGGACTATAATAAACTAAAACAGAAACCAAACGAAAATATACTCTCTAAAGTCTCTCATGGAGATTTTGATTTTATATCTAACGAGTTTTTAGAGACGTTTATTCTTTGGCTTGAATACAAAAAAGACAGACGGGAAAATTACAAATCGGAAAAGTCGCTTAAAGCGTGTTACAGCAAATTAGTTAAATTGAGCAAAGATAATCCGGCGATTGCATCTCAAATCATAAATGAAGCGATTGCAAATAATTGGGCGGGATTCTTTGAACTGAAAAACAATAAAAATGAATATGGAAACAAGAAGCAAACAAACTCTACCGATAGCGGCGATACTATCATACGGACTACCGTATTATGATGAGCCGATAGAAATAGGGAAACGCCCGGAATGGTTTAAAGCGTGTTGTAAGTACGTTTGTCCCGATTTTAAGATTGACGACTCCAATAAGAACCTAATGAATCAACTCTTTTTGTATACAGAAGGACGTGGTAAATTAGATACAAACAAAGGGCTATTGTTGAGGGGTGATATTGGGACCGGGAAAAGTACTATCATGCAGATTTTAAACCGATACTGGTATTTCACACGTGGCAAAGCGAAGGGCGGTTATCCAGTCGGCGGTTTTAGGATAGACTCGGCTTCCTTCATTGCGAATAGCTTTTCAATGCGTGGAAAGGATGCGCTAGAGTTGTACACGTACAACAACGGTGCGCCGCGAATGATTTGTTTCGATGAACTAGGACGAGAACCAACCCCGGCGAAGTATTTCGGCACTGAGTTGAACGTGATGCAGTATATTTTCCAATGTCGGTACGAGTTGAGACATGAAGCGATAACCCATGTAACGACAAATTTAACGATCAAGGAAATACAGACTATTTACGGCGCGTATATCGCGGACCGAATAAACGAGATGTTCAACGTTTTGGACTTGAACGGAGCTAGTAGAAGATAATTAAAACAATGAAACTATGCGAAGAAGAAAAAAGAAATTCGTCTATTTCAAGAAAATTCCGGTTCGCGTCGATCTGGACCAATGGCGGCGACTAGACAAGATCAAAACCGACTACCATTTCAAGAGTACATACGAAATCATGCAGTACATTTTAGGCTGCTTTCTCCGGGTTGCTGATCCGATGCCCGATGATGACGAAGAAGAAGTATTACCGGACGAAATCAAAGAAATGTTCTATGATCTATCAGAAGCAGAACGACATTTCGAGTATGTAAAACCAAAACGGAAACTACCACAGTACAAGGTGGACGAAATGCACGGACAAAAACGATTAGAAGGATTTTAATATGATTAGAAAACTATCAAACACAAACTATTTGCACGACGTTCCCGCAGAGCGGACCGAAGCAAATGAACGGAATCGGAAGTATATCGACCGATTTGTTTCAGAGAATTATAACGGCTTAGTTGCCAAGTTTTCACCTTTAGACGGCACGATAAATTCAAGCTCATACGGAGCACTCGACAAACTAAACGAAACGATCCTGTCACTTTACACTGATCCAGATTTGCACTTTTCAAGTTGGATCGAAGCGAAACAGTATCTATCGAGTAAGTTTACAGAAAAGGCGATCCGAGTTCCGGTGAAGAAGCCTGTAAAAAGTGAAGATGAAGTTATTAACGAAGAGCAATAAAATTATGAGTAAAATCGGACTTATTGATGTTGATGGACATAATTTCCCGAATTTGGCTTTAATGAAGTTGTCCACTTACCATAAAACACAAGGTGATACGGTTGAGTGGTATTCTGGAATAGAACGCTATGATAAAGTGTATATGAGTAAGGTGTTTACATTCACGGAAGATGATGGTAGGGTAATACAGGCAGATGAAGTCGTAAGAGGTGGAACGGGGTATGATATAGTCTCAAAGTTACCCAAAGAAGTTGATCACGTTACAAATCCCGATTACTCTCTCTATCCAATGCACAAATTTAGTATTGAGTTTTTTTCACGTGGATGTATTCGAAATTTCCCATTTTGCGTAGTTAGGAGAAAAGAGGGAAAGATTGCCCCTGCTTTCCCAATGGAATTAAATCCGGCAGGGAAACACATTGAAGTATTAGATAACAATTTCTTTGCTAATCCCCAATGGCGTGATGCTGTATCGTTTCTGAATGCTACCAAACAGCCTGTTAATCTTCACGGAGTAGACGTAAGGATAATGAACGAAGAGCAAGCTAGCGCTCTCAATTCAATGAGATTGAAGGGTAGTAGTATTCATATTGCTTGGGATAATCCGAAAGACAATATTCTGCCAAATCTGAAAGCTATGATAAAGCAGGTAAAACGCTATAAAATCTCGTGCTATGTCCTGATCGGATATTGGAGTACACCAGAAGAAGATTATTACCGGGTAACAAAGTTGGCGGAATTAGGCATTGCCCCATTCGTTCAATGCTATCGTGACTATGATAACGAAAGGATTCCGGTGCAGTATGAGAAGGACTTTGCCTCGTGGGTGAATAAAAAGGCACGGTTCAAGTCGTTTGATTTTGCGGACTTCTCACCACGTAAAGGATTTAAATGTAGTCGGTATTTTAATTAATAACAATGAAAATATGAAGAAAATACAATTTAAAGCAGGGCGGATTCCAAATGTTATTCACTTTTTTCCGTATATCAGAATTAGTCGAGGTGAATATGCGGCTAATTGGAAAAGGTTTGCAATAGAGATAGGTTTTTGGTATTGGGCGATAGGATGGTTCTTTGCATTAATACCTTACTGCGATAAATGTGGAGCCTATTTAAAGTGTGATTGTAATTGTGATGATGATTGGCTTGATTTAGATGATGATGAATATGAAGATTAACTAATAACAGAAAAGATATGAGCATAAAGATTGATAAAAACGCATACGAGAAGCTAATCAAAGAAGATTTAGATTTTCTCAAT